GGTGCTGGTAGCGTTGGCGGTAGTGGGGGCGGAGGTGGTAGTGGTGGATCGGGAGGTTCTGGTTACACCTACACTATCATTGGTTCACCAGCTACCTATGGAGCAGGCGGAACCGGATACAACAGCGGCAATGCTTCGGGCGGAGCCAACACAGGAAAAGGCGGTGGAGCTGACTGCGGCGCCGGCGCAGGCTCAGGAGGTCCTGGTATAGTAGTTTTATCCTACGCATTGACCACTAGCACGTCGACGATACCCCCAGCGGGGTCAACACGCTTCAACACCAGTCTAAATCAAATAGAAATATCAAACGGCTCTGCCTGGATCAAGTTGATCGGCACGGCAGCCTACAATGTGGATCTACTCGTGGTAGGCGGGGGCGGATCGAGTTTCAGCAACAACGGTGGAGGTGCGGGTGGTTATCTAGCGGTGAATATACCTGTAACCACAGGCACAGCCTATACAGTGACTGTGGGTGCTGGGGGTGGAACTCCAGGTAGTGTCACAGGTGTCAGTAGTAGTTTAGCCAATTCGGCCACAGGCGTCGTGGTCTACACGGCCCTTGGTGGACAAGGTGGTCAACCTACCGCAGGTGGTAATAGTGGCGCTACACAGAGTCCGGCGAACGTCCTAAGCTATGGTTTTACTGGTAATCCTCTAGGTGGGGGAGCTGGTAGCCGCGAGCCTGGACACGGCGCTCAGGGTGGATCGGGCACAGCCTGGTACGATGGGCAAGTTTATGCCGCAGGTGGATCGACCTCAGGATCAGCAGGCTCACCTAACACAGGCAACGGAGGTAATGGAGCAGGCTCAGCTGGAGCTAGCGGCCTAGTTAAGATCCGCTATCCAGGAACTCAACAGATCGGATCTGGTGGAACCACTTCAACTGCAGGTGGATACTTCTTCCATACCTTTACAACTAGTGGTACATATACAGGTTAAATACTGACATGAGCATACAATTCCCCTCAACCGTGACAACGATCTCTGTAGTAGGGGACTCTACTATTACCAATGTGGTGCTTCAGCTACACGGTGATGGTGCCAATGCGGCTACTAATAATACTGTCCTTGACGCTTCGACTAATAATTTTACTATCACTCGCACAGGCACACCAACACAGGGCGCAGTAAATCCATTTGGTTCGAGTTGGAGTAACTACTTCGATGGTTCTACAGGATATTTAAGCTCAAGTCCTTCTACGCCACCCCTAGGGGCTGGTAATTTTACAATAGAAGCATGGATTAACACCAATTACAGCAATGCTGTCACTACAGCAGGTATATCAGCTCAGTATAATACAGGAAGTGGTAGCGGAGAATGGATATTTGGAATAAGACAAAATGCAGTCTATATGTGGCAAGGAACAAACAATTATAATGCCACAGTGACAATAAGCAATAATCAGTGGCACCATATAGCCTGGGTTCGCAACGGTTCGGGTACTAATAACAACACTGTATACGTAGATGGAGTTTCGGTTCTGCAATTTACCAACACTACTAATCTCAGTGGTAATGGTCTTGCTTTGACTGTTGGTACCTGGCTCAATGCTTCAAGCGGACCTTTTCCGGGTTATATTAGTAATCTACGTATTCTCAACGGCACCGCACTTTATACAACTGCATTTACTCCACCCACTAGTCCGTTGACCACTGTGACCAACACAGTTCTGCTCACTGCGGCTACCAATAGATTCCAAGACACGTCTACGGCGTCTAATACCATCACAGTTACTGGTGCAGTCACAGTACAACGATTTGCACCATTCCCTGCGGTCTCGGCCACGGCCTATACTCCTGCTACCAGTGTCACTACCTACAGTGGATCGGTATATTTTAATGGGTCTACTGATTATTTGACTATACCGTATACCGCATCTGCTTTTAACCTAACCAGTAACTTTTCTATTGAATTTTGGATAAATCCTCTTTCCTATACTACTAGTGGAATAATTGCAAATGGAGCGGCTTCATTTACTGGAAATGCGTTTGCCTGTATCTTAAATCATGGTACTCAGGTTAACAAAATATCATTTTGGGCATATAATGTCTCATCTAGTGGGGCTTTATTAGCCTCAAATGTAATTCCATTAAATGCTTGGACACATATAGCATTAGTATGTTCTGCAGGAACTTTGAGTTTGTATCAAAATGGAATTAGTGTAAGCACCTATAGTTTAGGTGCAAATACCTTGTACATTAGTAACGTACAACTTAACGTTGGATATTACTGGAGTGGTTACTTTACTGGTTACCTTTCTAATTTACGTGTAGTAAATGGTACAGCAGTCTACACTACAGCATTCACCCCACCCACCGCCCCACTCTCTACGGTGACAAATACTCAGCTTCTATTGTTAGGCGCCAATGCCGGCATCTATGATTCGACCATGCAGAATGATGTCGTCACGGTGGGCTCAGCACAGATATCTACTGCCACAGTGAAATATGGGTCTGGTAGTATGTACTTCAACGGAAGTGGTAGTTATTTAACTGCTCCGACTTCTACAGGTTTTGCTTTTGCTAGTAATTTTACAGTTGAATTTTGGGTCTACCCTACCACATTCGTACAATACGGATGTATGTTTGATACTAGGACTGTCAATACCAATGCTACTGGATTTTATATAAGATCCCAAGGTACATTTAGTTCAGGACAATGGCAAGTATCTAATGGTAGTGGTTCATTTAATATAAGTGCATCGTCTAATTTAACAGCCAGTGCATGGCAGCATGTTGCCTTAGTAAGGTCAGGAACGACCTTGACTCTTTACCTAAATGGAACCAGTGTAGGCAGTGCTACTGTTTCACAGAATTTTTCAGACGGTGGACTTCGAATAGCGTCTGCGATAGATGGATATCAATTCGCAGGCTACATCGACGATCTACGTATAACTAACGGAGTGACACGCTATACTGCTACCTTCACCCCACCCACCTCAGCCAATCCCGACACGGCCTCTGTAAACTCCACAACCTATACCACAACATTCACTACAGCCAACAACGTTTATGCCACAGTTACCACGACTGGTATACAAGGTCAGGGCGGTACCTCGGTATACACCACGAGTACTGGTTTATTCGCTGGTACCAGCGTAGTACATACATATACGAATACGGGAATCAGTTATTTTACCGCAACCAATACAATGATAGTATCTTATCTAGCAGTAGGAGGTGGCGGTGCAGGCGGCGACAACTTTGGGGGAGGTGGCGGTGCAGGCGGATTTATCACCGGTACATTTACAGCCACGTCAGGAAACACCTATGTTATTACTGTTGGAACAGGGGGTGCCAATGCCGGGCGTAATGCCGCAGGCAATCCTGGATCAAGCTCTACCATAACAGCCACAGGTTTTACATCGATCATAGCCTGGGGTGGCGGCGGCGGGGCACAGTGCGGTGGTGGTGGATTGCCCGGAGCCAGTGGTGGTGGTGCTGCCGGCAATGGAAGCGGGGGATCTGGAGGCACAGCAACTCCTACAGTACAAGGTAATACCGGTGGTGGCACTACAGGCAGCGGAACGAGCCACGGAGGTGGCGGTGGAGGCGGAGCTGGTTCAGTAGGCACAACATCTAGTCCTAGTTTAGGTGGTACAGGTGGAAGTGGATCTACTAGTACCATTACCGGATCAGCTGTGATCTATGCTGGTGGTGGTGGTGGTGGCGGATATTCACCAGGTGGAGCTGCCGCTGGAGCAGGTGGATCGGGTGGTGGTGGTAGCGGAGCCGGTGGAACCAATACACAAGGGGGTGCCGGTGGTACTAACACAGGTGGTGGTGGTGGTGGTTCTAGCGGTGGTGGTAATGGACCCGGCGGCGGACCAGGTGGTCCTGGTATTGTAGTTTTATCGTATGCCTATGTTTCTACCGCAACAATCTTACTTTCAACCGGAACAGCAATAACCTATACCTATGTCAACGGCCGTTGGAGCCCTCGACCCTTCAACACCGGTACACTGGACATATCAGAAACAGTATTTCTCAATCAGGCCAACACAGCTACCACTGCCTTTGCTCTGTCAGCAGGTGTCAGCAGTCAGCGTCCAACCACAGCCTTGGCTGGTGAGATACGTTTCAACACACAGCTCAACACAGTGGAAACTTGGTCAACTGTGAGTGGTACCTGGACCAGTCTTACACCTAGTAGCTATACCATCGAATATCTAGCCATAGGTGCGGGCGGTGGTGCCTCATCTACAGCGGGTGGTGGCGCAGGTGGTGCACTGGCTGGATTTACACAAGTTGTAACCGGCACTACCTATAATATAGCGGTAGGACAAGGTTCGAGTGGTGCAGGCGGCATCAGTTATATAGCTCCTAGCACAGCAGTGGTCGTATCTTCTACAGGAACAGCGTCAAACGCTGGTACAGGCGGCACATTCTATACTACTGCCACTGGCCTATTCAGCGGAACTTCAGCTGTACATGTATTCACAGCTACAGGAACTAGTTATTTTACCACTACCAATGCACTCACAGCCGCTATACTGATAGTGGCAGGTGGTGGCGGTGGCGGTGGTGCAGGCGGAGGTGGTGGAGGTGGAATGGTAACGGGAACCGTGACCCTATTGGCCAATACTACCTTTACGATTTCCGTAGGATCAGGAGGTTCTAGCGTTGCCAATGGAACACCTGCCGCTAATGGATCACCTAGTTCTATCTCAGGGCCGGGATTTTCTACTATCACTGCATTAGGAGGAGGTGGAAGTGGCACCTCCGCCCCTAGCCCAGGAATAGGAAATCCCGGAGGATCAGGCGGTGGTGCTGGTGGTAATGGAGCAGTGACATCGCCCTCTAGCGGCGGAACAGCTACGCAGCCTAGTGCTAATCCGGGAATACCTGGAATATTCCAATATGGTAATCCAGGTGGCACTACTCCAGGTGGTGCTGGAAGTCCTACTGGAGGTGGTGGGGGGGCCGGTGGTGCTGGAGGAACATCAAACGGCGGTCCCGGATATCCTAGTGGTATAACAGGAACCGCAAGATGTTATGCAGGAGGAGGTGGTGGTAGTACCTATAATTCGGGTAGTCCCGGTCCTGCCAATGCCGGCGGAGGAGGTGGAGGAGCTCGTTTTGGGCCCCCTAGCACTCCAGGAACAGCTGGCACACCTGGCACAGGCGGTGGTGGTGGTGGATGCAACGCTGGAAATGGTGCTGGCGGTCCTGGTATCGTAGTCTTATCTTACGCTTACACTGCCTCTACAGTGATCACTACGGTTAATTCTGCTTCAGCCCTAGTCCTAGCCTATGGCGGATTTGCTGGTACAGCAACAGGTGGTGCTAGTGGTAGCGGATACGTAGGACAAGGGTTCACAGCTACTTCTACTGCAGGTGCTGGTGCAACAAGTTCAACCGGATCGGGTATCTACAGTCTAGTCACAGGAGCTCCAACCCAGTTCGCACAGGGTGGTACAGCCACAGGTTCTTCCCCAGGTGGTACCAATACCGGTAATGGTGGATCTGCACCCGGTGGCACAGGTGCTCCAGGCGTGGTCTACATACGCTATCAAGGCGGTCAACGTGCATCAGGTGGCTCAGTATCTACGGTAGGTACTTACACTCTACATACATTCGTTTCAACGGGGACATTCACAGCATGAGTATCGTTTTTCCAACAAATCTTACCTTTTCTGGTATACAGGCTCAAGGCGGAAATAGCGTCTACACCACTTCTACAGGCCTATTCACTGGAACTTCGGTAGTACACGTGTTCACATCCACAGGAACTAATACATTTACTGCTAACAATTTTCTATCAATAGCGTATCTCATAGTAGCTGGCGGTGGGGCTGGTGGGGTAGGAAACAACGGTTTAGGAACTAGTGGTGGGGGAGGTGGTGGTGCGGGAGGTATGCTGACAGGAACATTTACAGCAACAGCCGCCACGACCTATATAGTAACAGTGGGTGCAGGTGGCGCGGCTACTCTCAGTGCTAATCCCAGCCCCGCAGGTAACGGAACCAATTCTAGTATTACTGGAACTGGTATTTCTAGCATCATAGCCATTGGTGGTGGACAGGGAGGAGGTACTAACAGTGCTCCGTCTTTTGCCGCTAATCCGGGTGGATCTGGAGGAGGGGCTAGCAACTATAATGGTGTTGGAACAAATTTTGGTACAGGAACGCCTGGTCAAGGAAATCCAGGAGGTACGATATCTGGAACTCAAGGACCAGCAAATTATGGGTCCGCAGGCGGTGGTGGAGCAGGTGCCGCAGGGGGTAATGTTACCACAACCACAGCGGGAGGCCCGGGTGGTATTGGACTACAATCGTCAATAACCGGCTCCGCATCATATTATTCAGGAGGAGGAGGTGGAGCCACATATAATGGCGGTACAGTAGGAGCTGGAGGATTAGGTGGTGGTGGGGCAGGAAACAATGGTACAGGCAACGCTGTATCAGGAACAGCAGGTACCGGCGGAGGTGGTGGTGGGGCAGATCAAACATCAACAACGCCATATTCTTCTGGAGCAGGTGGCCCTGGTATAGTCGTGATCAGTTACGCTTATACTGCTACGACTACTTTAACCAACGGTAGCCAATTCACTACCAGTACAGTATTAGGATCAGAAACTTGGGTATGGAACACAGCCACAAACCGTTGGTGGAGCACGCAGGAACCCAGTCAGCAGTATGCCCTAAATCCGGGTCTTATAGAAGATCAGATCACTACGGCTACCTCTTATTTCAGTTTCCCTAGTGGAACCACAGCTCAGAGACCCGCTAGCCCACAGATAGGAAGTATGCGTTTTAACACAGACCTTGGTCAGATGGAATACTACTCAAATTCTGGAGCCTGGATCCAAATTCTTCCGCCTAACACTTGACAGCTCTATAAGTAAGAGTATAAACTACTACTTATGAACACATACGAAACGGTCACTCCCACCATAGTTGGAGAATCTATACAAACCAGTCTTCCTCCCAAAGATGCCCTGGCCAGCTATCACTATTTCCCCAGTGCGGTCTATATGATCGACAAGCCAGAATTCCTTGCATCGGCTCGAGAAGTCAGTACCAAGTTTCTCAAAGAACTCAAAAAGACACAGCCCCAGCCTAATCAGATCTATCCTCTACTACAGACAGCCAACATGTTCTTAGATCCAAAGATCGCAGGACTTGCCAGCTATATCGTGCAGACCGGGTGGAACATCTTGTCAGAACAGGGTCATAATATGCAGGGACTCACTACCTATTTCCTAGAAATGTGGTGCCAGGAGTTCCATAGGATTGGTGCCCAAGAAGAACACGTACACGGCTACGGATCACAGCTGATTGGATTCTATTTCCTCGATGTTCCTAAAGATTCTAGTCGCATAGTGATCCATGATCCTAGACCTGCTCGCAAGCAGATCAATCTTCCAGAGACCAACATGAACAATGCTACCTATGGATCCACCATGATCAATTTCCAACCACAGCCCGGGCAGTTGTTCTTTACCAATTCGTGGTTGCCTCACAGTTTCACTCGACACGCCAACAAGGCTCCCTTGAGATTCATCCATTTCAATCTAGGCGTCATGGCGGCTCCCCAACAGGCACAGCCAGCTCAACCACCAGCTACCGTCGTATGAACCGATATCACATCAGATTCAACAAGAGCAAGGGCCAACCCGGACGAGGCAGTCACGAACATGTATGGCGGGTTTTTGAGAACGGCCGAGAGTTTATAGTCAAACATGTACGGATGAATGTGCCTGTTTGGGATGAAACCACAGGCGATGGTCAAGGAAACGATGATTGGAACATGTGCTGTGAAGGTGTCATGACCCTAGACAAAGAGACCAGTACTGCTATTATAGGCCCAGACTCAAATCCTGATCGTGCAGGTGATTGATCAAGGTCATCAGCCCTTCCACAGTGTGATCATTGCGCAGACTCTTGTAGACTAGATTGGCCACTGAAAATTCCCCATCACTGGTTTTAAGTCCTTTCTTACGATAAGATCTCAACAGGCTCATGGTACTGCGAGCAGTAGACAGTTCTCCACTCAGTATAGCACCTTTTATGACCTTGTGCCATATGTCTACCATGCGTCGTACTTCACCTTCGTCAAACTCAGGAACATGATCGGGTGGTTCTTTTATCCACTGTTCTTTCAATATAGAATAGCTGGCTGATACTGCAGGAGTCCTAGAATCTTCTATGTATAGTTCAACAGGAATACCGTAGACCTCTATGGTATGATCGCGTTTATACAGCAGTCTTTTGGTGTCAAACAGTTCCGCTACTTCGCGATCACATGAGACCTGATCATAGTCGGCTATGATGTGCAGATCTATATCTGAATGTTCCGAGTAGTTTATGTTAGCGTTGCCGCCTGCTAAGACTATGTCTAGGACTTCTACGGGAACATCTACAAATTCTAGGAAATCCTCAGCTATGCGTAGCAGTGCTCCACGCACCGAGCTTTTCAATCGATCACCTTCCCATAGTTGGGGATTTAGTTCTGTATGCCGTCCTATCGGTTCAGCGTAGTCATTATTCTTCATATTGGGTATTTATCCTGGTAAATATCTGCATGACAGCAAAGAAAAAATACGATGGCTACCTGTTGGCCGCTAATCCCGCAAATCCCAAAGATGAGCTAGAACGCAGTGTGATATTACTGCTACGGCACACTGACGATATTTCTGTAGGTCTGCAGATCAATCGCCAGCTGAAAGGCCCTACACTGGCTGATGTGTTTTTTAATAACGGTATCGAGATGGAAACTGATGCACCATTATGGTATGGCGGTAATGTAGAAGAACGTAAAATACACGTGGTACATTCTACAGATTGGATGGGTCTGAGTAGTATTAACCTAACCGATGACATCGCAGTGACTAACGATATTTCGGTGTTGGCCGCTGTGAGCCGTGGTGAAGGACCTGAGTATTTCCGTGCCTGTACAGGCTATTGGGTCTGGGACAATGGTCGTATGAATCACATGCTGGATCCACACAATCACGAAGAACAGATCAAGTGGGAAATTGCTCCCGCTACCATGGAAACTGTGTTCGCTGAGGAAGGAATCGACCAATGGCTCTTGGCTATCGACCGTTCAGCACAGTTCCAAACTGCCTCTTGGTTTTAATCTTTTTCTGGATTTAGGTTAGATAACATACCACGTATCAGTGGTGCTGCCGTCTTAGGAGCTGGCTTGACTATCTGTTTGATCGTGGCACCTTGTGTAGGATCTGCTTCTCCAGTTTCCGGATCTGCAGACACAGTACTAGTACGTTTTAGTCCAGAATACACACTGCTCTGTGCCGCAGGTTTATTACCGCCACCTTGGCTAAAACTGCCTTCTTCCTCTTCACCCAGGTCTGATATCCTTAGTGTGTCTAGGTTGAAGTCTAGTTCTACTTTCTGCCCAACACCACTGGAACTACGTGTCTTCATGAACTGTATCTGATAACGACCACGCTCTTTCATAGCACGGCTGGTGAAGATACCTATCACATTGTCTGCGGTCATGATCTTACTCAACCCACCTGAAATATGGCTGTGATCAAATTCGATCTCCTCAACTGCCGCACGATTCAACTGTGACGCTGTCACGGTCACGCACTGTGTCTCCATGGCCAAATTACGTATCTCTTCTGACACGTATTTGTCTTTTACGAACAGATCGCTGGGCGATACCTTCACTGACAAAGGCATCATCAAATCCAAGTAATCTATCAATAATACGTCGGGTTTCACACCTTTTTTCACCTGATATTCTTTCAAATAGGCTCGGATATCGTTGCAGTTTTTTCCACTAGGCATATACTTAACCTGCAGATTTCCTGCCTGTTTGCCCATCATCTTAACCTTGAGTTCGACATCATCTATGTTCTTAAAAATCTCACGAGTGCCTATGCCTGTGGTCATGGAATCCAATCTCATGGCTACCAAACCTTCTGATAATTCGAATGTCAAATACAGCACATTGAGTCCAGCCAGAGCCCAGTTCACACCCATATTGGCCAGGAATAAACTCTTACCACCACCTGATCCTGCACAGAAGATATTGAGTTCACCTCTGTTGAATCCGCCATATAATTTCCTGTCGATACTGGGCCAACCTGTTGATATCTGTCCATTACCATCTTTGAGTTTGGTCAATCTAGCCCTAGGATCTTCGAAGTAGTCGGTGCCCATGTCTTTGTTTAGACTTATCTGGATAGCGTCTTTGATCAGTTTTTCAACAGGACCGTAGTCGCCATCTTCCAGCAGATCTGCTGACTTAAGGATGGCACGTTCTAGTCCCTTGTGCCGGCTAAAATTTTCAAATTCATCCATCAACCAATCATAGTTTTCTCTAGGCAATACCGCTGGGTTGAGATCCATCCTACAGGCCGCATTGACGATACTGGCCTCAGGCATGACCTTGTATTCTTCTATATATTCGTTGACAAACTCTGCGGTATCCTGTAGTCTTTGATCAAAGTTTTCCGGATCAAATATGTTTTGACAGCGTATAAATGTTTCTGCATCTGATAGGAACATCTCTAGATACAGGCGTTGCATCTCATAATCGTAATTTGGTTTAGTCATCTAGGCTCTCTAGTTTTTTCTTCAGTAGTTGTATTTTTATCTCGTTTGTTTCTCTATAGTGTAAGATTGTGAACAGTGTGTATAATTGGCCATATCGCTTCATGGCATCTGCCACATCTTTGACATCATCACCCCACGGTGGTAGACTTACCGACCAACCGTGTTCTAAGGCCGCACGTATCAATTTGGCACCTGGCCTATCACGGTCTGGAACCACTATGACTTCTTTGTCTAGGCTGTTGATGCGAGCACACTGTACTTCGTTTGGATCATTGTGTCCTATGGCCACTCCATCTACTGCCAGGGCATCGAACTGTCCTTCTGACACTATCACATACTGTCTTTCCCAGGTCTGGTGATCTAGATTGAACACATATCCCGGTTGGCTGTCAGTTAGATATTTTGGCTTGCCATCTCGTATCTTGCGAGCAGTAGATCCTACGATCTTGCGATCACTGAAGAACGGAATGACGACTCGATCAGCATATCCAGATGAGGGAGTCCAATAGGACAATTCTCCCAGTGGATCGAATCCTCGATCATTGATGTAGGTGATCACCTGCAATAATTGTTCCTGGCCTTCCGAATCCAATTGATCCAACTGTTCGATCCATTTTCTTATGGACAATGTGCCTTCTGGTAATTCTTTTTCAGCTAATTCGAAGTTCAATATCCGTTTATTAGGGGCAGTATTATCCCGTAGTTTCAGTGCTACTAGTCCTAGTTTGCTGACATCAGTTTCACTCAATCCCAACCAACGGAATAGCTGTTTGGTGTTGTTGCTGAGGAGATTGCCCGGAGTCCAACCTGCCTTGAAAGAGCAGTTGAAACAATGGTAGCTCCATCCTCCATTGGAGTTTGGTAATACTCCGCCTCTGCCTCGATCGTCCTGTGTCTCGCCTCTATGATGGCAGCAGACAGCATTGAAACTAATCCATCCACTGGGTGTCTGTTTTCTTTTACCTGGTAAGAGTGCTGTCAAGGTCGCATAGATTTCATCCATGCTAATAGTTTAACTTCTATATAGGACTTTGTCAAATGACCCGTAGTAGGCAGGATTGTCGTTATTATTGGTGATGTCTTTCGCTGGAACATAGACTACACGCACGTAGGAAAAGACGCCATTGAAGTTCAAATAGTCAACACCGGTAAATCCATCATAGGTCCGTGTGGCTATGGTAACATATCTACCCAATTCCTGTGGTGAGTTATACAGCGTCCCCTGTATCTGTACTGTGCCTTTGTATCTGGTCATGTACAGGGCCATGGTGTGCAGTGCCGAATTGGCATTGAGTTCTGGATAGGCATAGATGTTGCCGCTTTTATGTTCATAGGCCATTACTGCAGGAGCCGAATTATAGCTTTTTAAGAAGCTGACGATCTCTTGGCTTGGTTTGAGTTTTGGGTATACTTCTTCGGTTAGGTATAGGCTGCCACTCATTCCGTAGTAGGTATTAGCATAGGCTGGTAGATATGTACCGTCTGACGGGTCTTGATAAATGATGCTGTATTTGTAGGGCACACTGTCTAGATCTATAGTGTCGCTTTCATTGATAGTCAGCTGAGCGACCCCTCTTAGATTCAGTGTCGAGAATGTTAGGCCAGTCGCACTGGTAATCGGTACTGTTGTACTGTGGTTTAATGAGACGATATATGTAGAACTGGTCACAGTGTTAACGGCTATGGTGTTGACGATGGTATTAGCACCTATGCCAAATCCACTAACTGAATGTCCTATGGCTATTCCGCTGACGTCACTAAAATTCAACATGTTGCCGGCGCTGCCTTGATCCTGTGACTGGTACAATACTACAGAGTCATCTAGGATAGCCAGTTCTTTTTGTATTACTAGTTCTTGGCTAGCACTGTCAAACATATTGAACACAAATGTAGTGGTATTTGATACCGGTACAGGTTTTTGATCGCTGTTTTTGAATTGGATCCGGACATTGTTCTTAATGCCTTTTTGTATTTTTAGATCGCGTTGATACATGACTTGGTTGACTCCTCGGACAGTCGGATCCAAATCCAGTATGACATCAAGGGAATTTGGATATAAATAAACTGGTAAACTTTGCATATGAGTATTTATTGACTTCGATGAGCTATTCAAAATCCTTTCAAGATAACTATCCCTTTATCAGCTGTATCAAGTCAAACGACATAGAGTATGTGGGCATAATCATCAATTTTGATACCTATGTGGTCAGTATCTATGATATATCTATGATCAAAACAGAAGAAGATCGTGGTGCATTTTTAGAACTTGGAGAAGCATGGTGGTGGGAAAGCAATCGCAAGATTCCGATCAATATATTCCTAAAAAGAGAAATGCAGGTGTTTAAGCCACTGATAAAAACTTTTAACAGCAAGGATGTTGACCTAGTATTTGGCCCCAGCGTTAATCTAAGCGAAATAGCTGAAAAACGTATCAAGCGTAAATCTATTCAGTTAATACGAACTCCTAAACGGGTCTCTGAGTAACACCTTCACAGATACAGTTCATCTGTACCACGATAGCATGGGCATAAGAAAAACTATGGGCTTTTTTGAACGTATAAGCATCATCAGATTTAGTCCAGATTTCATCAGCGATCGCCTGGAATCCTTTTTCTTCGCATATTGGGATGAGATGTTTTTTACCCGGTCTCAACAGAGCGAGGAACATGGCCAACTGCTCGATGCTACGAGGTTTGAGTCTGGCCACTAGATCGTGGTAGCCGTTGACGTGGAATATCATATCACAGAATTCTTTCTGTTCTAGCAATTCCCATAAGGGTTCTGTGGCCAATAACGCTTCGAGATGTCCCTCATCCTGCACTCCTTCATAAGCACTGACATTGAGAAAATCTATCTTGAAATATCCTCGAGCTTCGGCAGTCTTATAGTCGATACTGGCCAGTCCTGTTAGAGGGTTGACAGGGATCTCATGGCAGTATACACCTGTGTTGTGTTTCTTTTCTCCGTCGAGTGTGGCTGTGACATGTTTGATTTTTTCTAATATCCTATTACGGTCTGGAAAATCTAGATCTATGTCTGGCATTACTTAATCCCCACTTCGGCACATATTTCTTTGACCAAGGCCACATCTGCCGGAACTTCCTTGAATCTGCGACTCCAATATTGTACATCAAATGCCGGGGCTATCAAGTTTAATTGTTCGTCATTCATGTTATTGACCATGGCATATCCTGTGGTACTGTTTAATATGATCCAGGGACTGATCTTGCCATTGAGTACGTCATGTACCGCACGATTGAGGCTGACATAGAGAAAGTAATGTGCAAATTCTGCACTTTGCTCATCTGCCCATTCCATCATGGTGGCGATACTGCGTTGTACTGCACTTTCGACTGGTTCGGTCTTGATCATCTCATAGAGATAACGTTCGTATAATTCATCTCTGCACCAATGATCTAGTTTGATTCCGCTCTTGATCACGTAGTCTATAAACTTATCAGGATATAGAGGATCAACATTGTTAATAAAAGATCCAAACTTAACAAAAGCATTATAATATGCTGTATCACAAAATTCCTCGTATGTTTTAGTTTTCTTATTTCCCTGCGCCAAGGTCCAAAAACGATTAAAAGCCATATATCCTGCCTGTACTCGTTTTTCGGTTTCCTGTAGTGCTCGACGTTTGCGCTCACACATGTGGGCAACCAGAGTCTTTTCTTTCATGAAACTCTTGCCACAATGACTACAAGCGTGTGGTTGATCTAGTATCACTCGTATTCCTTGCGTTGTTTCTTGTCAAAGCCCATCTGATCGAATAGTTCATTGATATCTGATTTATCCATCATGCTGGCTAGCAATTTAATCTCGCTCATCTTCATGGCAGGATGCAGTTCGCACAGTAATTTTTCAATCTTATTGGCCTTGGCTTTTTTACCAGCCGCTAGATAGGGATGATACGCTGGAACACCTGCTCCTGTAGCGGCAAACAATTTCCATAATAAACCTTTGTGATTCTTGCTGAGATCCCAATGATGTTTATTGACCATTTCATTGGTAGTCTCTACGAACCATTCCTGTGTGTCCCTGTCACCTTGCACGTTGCTGGTATAACGCATCAATATATAGGGGCTGAATGCTTTCTTTTCATCCTCTGTGAGGTTATCATAGAAGTAATAGTTCTTGTCGTCTACTGCTCGTAATTCTCTTTTTATGTCAAGTTTCGCGGTCGCCATGATAATCGTCTTTGTTTAAGTTATATAATAACATCAGTTGCTCTAATAGTTTGCCTACCATGGGGATATAATCTGCCATGGCTAGGATTTCTGTATACTCCATGGGAGTAGGATACCCAGGTCCACCGCGCCACGCTACACGATTGTTGTGACCATAGGCGTTGCCCCATCGGTCTACACTCTTGCACCATGAACCGTGGGTACCGTCGGTATATTCGAAGAGTACCAATTCTTTGCTATTCTTTATTTCCGGCATCTTTGCTCAAATGATAAATGATTTTAACACGTTCCAGTGCTTCTTTCAGTGTAGGATTAGATTCAGCGGCTTGTGCTATGGCCACTAGTTCACCTACCTGTTTGACAGGCATGCCTAGTATCTTTGATTCTCTTGGATCGAATGTGGGTTCGTTGGGATCATAGTCCCAACCTGCCACTTCTCTGGTACCGGGATCTGCGCCAAATTCTCTACGATAGATCACTTTGCCATCTCTCTCGTGTATGTAGGTAGCACCTGGTTTCAATGAGCCCATATCACCAACTCTTCCTATAAATTGAATAAATAATCATATGTTCCTAGACAACAAATATACTACAGTTTATTTTAGCATTATACATCGCTCATTAGCAAGAACTTTGAGCAAAGATACTTATATAGAAAAACATCATATTATACCTAAAAGTTTGGGAGGAACAAATGGAAGTTCAAATCTTGTCAAACTAACTGCTAGAGAACATATCTTGTGTCATCGACTTCTTATTAAAATGACTATAGGCAATAATAAAAGCAAAATGGTATATGCTGCCTGGAGAATGATGTTTTCCTCAAAATTACATCAAAGGCCTGTTACAAATTCTCGAGTGTACGAAGCAATTAAAAAAGAAATGTCTCAAATAACTTCCCAACGCAGTTCTAATCAAAAACATTCAGACGAAACTAAAAGAAAAATCAGTAAATCACATACGGGCAAAAAACGTAATATTACTCCAGAATGGCGAGCTAAAATAGTAAAATCTGCCACTGGCCTAAAACGAGCTCCGTATTCGGAAGAACACAAACATAAGATAAGTAACGCACAGAAAGGTAAACCTAGAGGAAGTCAATCCGACGAGCACCGAAAAAAAGTGTCAGAATCTAAAAAAGGTAAAAAACTCTATACAGATTCTATTACAGGAAAACGATACTTCGCCTAATTTTACCAGCAACGGGTGTAGTCTACGATCTCACTCTGTCTAGAAACTTCTTTGACAAAATAAGCACAGGGTGGATTTTCATTATTGGTCAATGGCGTACATAATAATTGACCAGGACGCATCTTAGGAAAATACCAC